GCATCGGAGGCGATATACCACTGCGTAGTTGTTCCCGCATCGCTGTAACCAAAGATTCCACCGATTCCATTTGAGTTTGTAAGCTTGACCGCACCAGAAGCGGAATAACTACCGAACAAATCCCCAACCGCCGTCACCGCGCCCCCGAAATAGCTCGCCGCGCTGCCCGTGTTGCCCGCCGAGATGCCGCCTTGGAGCACTAGCGCGCCTGCGCTTGCGGAGCCTGCGGTGGTGGAGGATATGGTTGCCGCGCCTGTTACGCCCAGCCCCGTGCTCGCAATATCGAGCACCTTCGCCCCGCCAACCGCAACGCCGAGATTGTTCGCGCCAATGTTGAATAGGCCGGTGTCTTGGTCGGCGTTGAACGCGAGGCTTGGATTTCCGACAGAGCCCGCAGCCGCGTGCACGCTGCCGGTCGGGGTAATCGTGCCGGCCACCGTGACGCCCGTAGTCGTCATCGTCGCGCGGCTCACGCCGTTCACCGCGAAGCCCATCACGTTTGCGCTCGCGCGGAAAAGTCCGGTCGTGGGCTCGTTCGTGAAGTTCAGCGCAGGAGCCGCCGCCGTCCCGTCGTCGAGCGTGATGTTGCCGTCGGTCGCGTTGATGGTGATCGAGCCCGCGCCGTTGGAGATCGAAATGCCGGTGCCAGCGGTGAGCGTGCTATTCACGAAGCCCGAGCCGTTGCCGATGAGAAGCTGTCCGTTGCTCGGCACCGACACAAGGTCGGTCAGCGAGGTCACGCCGCCCCCGCCCCCGTTGCCGCGTGCTGCGCTCAGAGTCCAGTCGCCAGCCGTGCGGCTCGGGCGCTCGCGGTTGCCGTCGATGTTCGAGACGAAGCTGTCGCCGTTGACCGTGACGAGATCGAGCCGCTGATAGGTTTCATCGGGCATCCACCGGCCACGAGGATTCAGCCCGCGAGGTTCGGCAAACTCCTTCCGTAGCTGGTCAATTTCGCCCGCGCGCGGGAAGCGCGAGAGTTCGTCGGTCACGATTTCCTTCACGGCGTGCGTGAGCATTGATGCCGCGTCCTCGATGCGCGCCTCGGCCTTTGCGAGCAGGTTCGCGTTCTCCGCGCGCTCGGCCATGAGCACCGAGTATTTTGCGGCGGTTGTGACCTCGAGCTGCTTCGATAGCTGCTCGACTTTCGCAGCGAGCGCCGCGCCGGTCTTCGCGTGCTCGTCGGTCGCCCGCGCGCGGCAGAACTCTTCGAGCTCGGTGCGAATCTGCGGCTCGGCCTCCTCGAATGTGCGCTCGATTTCCGCGTTCAGATGCTCGCGAAGTTGCGGCAGCTCAGAGACCAACTGCTTCAGCTCCGAGCGTTGGACGATGGCTAGTTCGATCAGCCGTTCGATTTGGGTCTGCGTGTCGTTCATAAGTTTTTTTCCTTCTTCGCCAGTTCGATGATGCTGCGCCCGTTGATAATCGGCTTTGCGCTTTCAGCGACTCGATCGTTCACGTCGCGCCGAAAGTGCGTGATGGCTTCAATCCAATCCGTCGCCGACATCTTTTTTTCCGACCTTGCTGGATCGCTCGCCACCGCGCGCGCGTCGAACTCGATGCGCGCATCGACTGGCGCAGAGTTCGTCTGCTTCTTTTCCGCCTTGTTCAGCCGCTCGACGATGGCCGTGGCCCACGAATAGCCCTCGTCACCGCCCCAGCCGTTCCACGCTTGCCAGCCCTTGCCCTGCTGGTCCCACGTCTCGCCTTGCTTGTCGGCCTCGTGCCGGTCGAAAAAGGCTTTCATGCGGCGCACGGTGTCTTCCGACATAGGACGCTTGTTGATGAGATCGCGAGCCCGCGCGATGCCGACGCTGGTCATGCCGCGTTGCGACATCGGCTTCTTTTCGCGGATAGCGAGCGCACGGCGCGCGTTGTCGGCCATCGCGTTCGTCGGGATGTAAGAGCCATCGGCGAAGTTGATCGTGACGAGGTTCGCGCTGTTCTCAACCTGCTCAACGGGCTCAGCCGGTGCGGGCTCAGCCGGTGCCGGTGCAACGCTCGCCGCCTGCGCCTCTGCCGCGCTGACGCCCACCGCGTCGCCTGCTGCGGCTGCGGCTGCTGGTGTGCTCGGGAGTGAGTTTGTCGTGAGCCGAATCGCCGTCTCAGGCACGCCATACTTTTCGGCGAGCTGCTTCACGTAGGCGGCCTCGATCGCGATCTGCTCCAATCGCGTGAAGGCGTCCGTGCCTTCCTCGGCTGCGATTTCCTGCAGCGACTTCGCGCCTTGCCGGTTTTCGTTCATGTTCGCGGCTGACTCGCGGCCAACGTCGATTGATAGCTTCGCGGGAAAACGCCACTCGCCCGAGGTCGCGCGACGCAACGCGTGCACCATTGTCTCGCCCGCGAGCAGAGGCGGCGGCGGGATTTCTCCGCGCGCGATGGCGTCGAGAATTACGGCGTCCTTGATTGGGTCGAGAACCTTGTCGGTGAGAACGCCCTGCTGGCGGGTAAACACGCGGTCGGCTGCGGCGAACTCGGCGCGGACGCTTGGGCCTTTGAACTCGCTTGTGCCGAATAACACTCCCTCGGGGATGCCCACCGAGAGACTTATCTCGTGCATTAAATGTTGGACGAACCCTGTAAAGGCCTGCGACGGACGCGATGGCATCACCTCCACGCGGTCGCTGTTCTGAAAATAGCGAATCATCCCGACCTCGGTGAGTTCGTTCTTCTGCTGCTGTCCGCTCGGGAGCGACAAGGCTGGATTTGGCTGGAACAGGTTGCGCGGATTCGCGGTGCCTCGGTCGTTGAAGATCAGCGCGGCCTGTTGCGACGAGAAACGCACGCCCGCCTTCTCGGCTTGCAGGATGTCGTGGAGCATCCGCGCCGTCTGAATCCCGCTCGCGAGATCAGACACGCCTCGGTATTGGTCACTGCGATTCGGGTCGAAGTAGTGGCAGAACTGATTTGCCGGAATCTCCTCCGCTCCGAAATAAACGCCGTCGCGCGTGACTCGATAAATACGATACGCGACCGGCTGGCCGAAGTCGTTCGTGATGATTCCTTGAAAGTAGTTGTTGGACGCGACCGCCGTGTCGTTCGGATTTCCGATGCGCGTCGCGGGCACGAGCTGCAACTTGAGCCCTTCGCCGCTGCGACGGATGACGAATCCGCAATCGCCGTCCACCGGACGCTCCTCTGCGGCGAGCTGCACCAATTTCTTGAACGAGTGCCGGTTCGTCACGTCGCAGTTTTTGCACCACGCATGGAAATACTCTGAAATGATTTGGTTGTAATCATGATCCCCAGTCGTCGGCGAGTATTCATGCGGCGTCAGGTAGAGCCCGAACTTGCGCGCGACTTCACGAATCTCAGGAGCGTTGTCTACCAGATCGCGCGCTTCATACATGAGCACCACTCGGTCCCGCTGATTCTGCGAGCTCTCGACCGGCTGCGCGTATTGTTTCGGAGCATACAAGCGATTCGTCCTCGCCGCATTGTACTCGAAAAGTGACTTCGCTACGCGAGCCTCTAGCCGTTTCAGCGCCCACGTCGGCGCGATGTTTTCGAGCGCGCGGTCGAGCCACGGCTTTTGTGCGATCAATTTTGACGCGTCGAAAATGTCGTTGTCCATGTTGTTCAGTTGCCGGTGAAGCTGACGAAGGTCGTATCGGTGGACGTGCCCGCCGCGTCCGTCAATGCGTCTTGCAAGTTGCCGAGCATATTGTTGAGCGCGTTGAGGTCCGCGCGGCTCACGCTTTTGCCGTTCAACGAATAGCTCTGGTTGAGCAACACCGCTTGGATGGCGTCAATTGTCTTGGTCTTCAGCGCCGTCAGGGTGGCGCTATCCAGTCCGAGAAATGGGTTGTCGAGCATACCTGTGCTCGAAACGTCAAACTGGCTCAGTCTTTCACCGGCGTGTAGCGCACGACGTTGGCAATCGTCGCCATGCAGAGCATCATCGCTGAGGTGTCCAAGCCGTGATTCGGTGCGTTGCTTTTGACCTCCTGCCAGGCCCAAACGCCCGAGCGAATCTCGACCTTAGACTCGCCCTTGAGATGCTCCAGATACAGCGGATTGACGTCGGCCGGTAAAAGCCACTTGAGGTCGCCCTTGGCCTCGAGCGCGTTTGCCAGCAGGTCCTTAAAGTAGTCGCCGCTCCAGTCGTAGTAATACACATCCCCGCCGCGGTAGTCGCTCACGCGTGGCTCCGAGAACGGGAAGTTGATCAGCTTGTCGCTGGCGTCGTCGCGCATCGTCCAGGTCTTCCGAGCGTGTCCGCGCATCCCGCGCCAGCCGAAGTCAGCGCAGTCACGGTCCACGTCGGCCGGCCGGTAGCCGCGGTCCTGCGCCACGCACGCGTCTTGAACCTTGTAGCGGTATTGCATCTGGCGAAGCTGGTCCCGCGTCTCGATGCGCCCGAAGTAAAGTTGCTTGTAGGTCGGCCCCGTTGCCGAGGAGAACGCGCCGATTTCTACCCACCAGTGGTCCTGCTGGCGGTCGATCGACATAAACCGGATGACCTCGCCGTCGATGCCTTCGCCGTTGCTGAACTGAGCGACGGTGTAGTCTGACTTGGTGACGAACAAGTTCACTACCTTCTTCTCGACGATCCACGGCCTTGCCTCGCGCTTGGTCCGAAACTCGATCTTCATCTTGTCGTCGCCCTGCCGGACGTGGTGATTGTCGGCCTCGCAGAACTCTTCGACGAGTAGCCGCATCGGGCGACTGACGAGGGCTTCGACTCGGAAACTTTGGATTTCCGCAGGCGCGGTTGGGTTCAGCGGCACGAAGCGGCCGGCGCGCTTCCATCCGTTGCGCGTCGTATCGGTGTCGGGCGACTCGTGGCCACAGTAAGGGCACCGGAAGCGGCACGAGGCGACCGCCCGCGGCACGTCCCACGTCTCGTCATCGCGCTTCGCCGCGGCATCCCAGACCACTCCGCCCCGCAGTCCGGTGTCCTCGTTCTTGTCGAGCGCAAAGGCGATCGGATGGACCTTGCGGCACGACGGGCACTCAGTGCTCCACTCCTGTTGATTACCCTGCCGGTAGGACGTGTCTTCGACGTTTCCTGTCTCGAGGTCCATGATCGGCGCCTGCGACGTGTTGTAGATTTTCGAGCGCCCAACTTCCTCGAAACGACTGACGCGGGCGACGGCGTGGCCGTAGGGCTCCTGCCATTTTGGGAGCCAAATCTCGTCATTTATTTTCCACCTGATAGACTGCGATTGCTGGCTCGAAATGTTGGCCGGATTCAGCAGGAAAAAGAACCCGCCGAAGTAAATCTCGGTCGTCGTCCGGTTCGGCCCGACGCGCGGCAGCATCGCCGCGACCGGCTTGCACGATTCAAAGATCGGGTTGAGCCGTGACTTGGCGTGCCGGTCGATCATCTCGTCAGTCTGCATCGTCCACGAGATGGGTCCGGCGTCGTTGCAGATGAGCCACGGCACCCAGATGTCAGCGACGAGCGTGCCGCCGATTTGCACGGCCTTGCGGAAGTGCACGCGGCGCACCAATGGATTTTGCAGCGCGTCGAAGATCGGGATGAGCCACGGCGAGATTCGCACGTTGAACGGACCTGGCGTCGCGTAGCTTTCAGGAAGGATAATGTGCTTGCGCGCCCACTCGTAGATCGGCGAGCGGTCGGGCTGCGGCAGGCGCAGGGTGGCGCAGAGGAGGTCGGAGGCGGTCATATCCTGATAATCTGCGGGCAGTTTTTGCGAGCGTCGCAAAGCCGCTGGATGTCGTCCTCGGTGATTCTGTGATTCTGCACGCCTAAGCCTCCGTGTAAATTAGTCACGCTCTGCCGGTCGCGCCGGTCGCGCGTGCGTCGCGTGATCGCGAATGACGGGTCAGCGTTCTGCCAATGGGCTCCAGCAAACCAAAACGAATGGTCGAACGTCCCGCCATTCTGCGTGTGATTCCCGAGCCCGAGCTTAATCTTGCGATTTGCTCGAATGACGACGGGCTTCTGGTAGGGTCGATTTCCCTCTGATCGGTTGTCGGCATCTCCGTGCGTGCGCTGCGGCACCGGCGGGCGGTCGAGATCGAGGTCGGCCTCGGAGTGATGCCGGAAGACGTTTCGCATCCGCGCTTCGACGACGGTAACGTGGCTCGGAACGCTCGCGAGGTAGTCGTGCGGCGGCACGCAATTCCACGCCCAGATGAACTCGTCAGCGTCCACGACGATCTTCCAGTCGAAGGACGACGGCTCAGCGAGAAGTGCGTTGACCGTGTCGGTTTTGATTCGGTCATCCATCCCCGCAGGAAACTCAAAGTTGAGCACGCGGACGTTGCGTGCGGCTTCGAGAAACTCGCGCGTCCGGTCCGACGACTTCGACACGACGGCGAGAATCTCGTCAGCCCACGCGTAATGCTGGAGGAACAAGCGCGCGAGCGTTTCCTCGTTGTAGAAAAAGCAGATGACTTGAACGCGCGGCATGGGTCACAGTCCTCGCGGCGATTCCCGCGCCGAGCGTTTCACCCATGCCGAGAACGCCCGCGACTGGCTCACGCCGCGCAGCGTGCACCACGCGGCGAAGCGTGCGGCGATGTCGGGGCGGACGCGCATCGTCACGCCGACGGCCCGCTGGTCGGGCGGGAGCGGCTTGCGGCCTGCGCCGGTGCGTTTGCCGCCGGCGGTCATAGCAGGCCGGCTAGACGAAAGTTATTCGCGAGCGCCAATTTCTTATCGGCCGGCGACTGCTTGACGATCACGCGCGCGTAGCGACTGAGGCGATCGCGGTCGGTTTCGGTTTTTACCGCTGAGGCCATTGCGTCGAATCCGAGAGCAAAAAGAAGGGCGGACATTGCGTTTTGTATGGTCGGCGTGTTGTTCATGTTTCAAACCCTAAAGCCCGTTTGATTGTTTGCAAGCACTATTTCAAACAATCGCACTAATCATCAGCAAGTCGTGCTATTTACTTTGTTAGGCACGGAAGAAACCAGATTGGCGCTGTCGGTTATTCGGCAGTATATGAACGATTGATCGCCGGGGGCGTGGGGGCGCTCGACTTTTTCCACCGTAAACGGAGTATTGCCGCGATTGCGGTCTTTCACGAAAACTTCTTCGCCCACCTTAAATGCAGGAGTGCGACCAATCCAGTGAAAGTGACAGATGGTTATTTTACCATCTGGTTTGCACGTAAGCATTAGGTTTGTTGTTCCGTCGATTTCTAGCGTTCTCATAGTCTGATCATTTTGTCGTGGTCAAACACCGCAGGTTTATTCAGCGAGTATCGATGGACAGGCTCGTAGGCTTCGCCATACCCCTCCGCGACCCCGCGCAGTAGCGCACGGACTACGGTTTCATCCACCATAAAGCCTTGGTTAAGTAATTGGCGTGCTTCCGCTATCGCTTCCGTCAGATACTTTGGCTTTTCGCGGACGGCCACCTTTGGCTCCGTTGATTCTGGCGGCGTCTCGTTTTGCATTTGATTTAGATTTGCCGCCCAGCTTTCCGAGCCGGGCGGCGTGCTTGTTTTTATTGGGCATTGTTGGCGGCGGTGATGATGCGGTGCGCATCGGCCATTTCCAGTTCAGCGGCGGCGATCTGCTTGCGCAGCTTGGCCAGCTTTTTTTCGGCCAACTCTTGGCGGCGGATTCCTTCGTCGCGGACGGCCCACTTGTCGATGTCGGCAAGCGAGGCGACTTCGTTGGCGGAGTAGTTCTTGAGGTCTGTGGCGTTGAGTGAGGTGGTCGTTTCCATGAGCAGAGAGAAACCTAAGCGGTTGGGTTTGTCCAGCGTTATTTTCGGAAATAAAAACCGGCCTAAGAATCGCTTCACTCCCTGGACCGGTCCAGCGCCTCGGCCTC